CTCGACCAAGCCTTTTGCACCCGCCTCGATGATTCGCGCTGGTGTGGATTCGCCCGCCGTTGAATCCATCGGCATGGGCTGGTCTGTGAATGCCGCCCGCACGTTTGGAAATGTCGGATTGCCTGCCGCCGCCTCGCCGATGTCTGCCATGCCACCGGCTAACGCCTTTCCTTCGCGCTGCAAACCTTTTCCAACCTCGCTGACAATGCCCGTTTCTGGCGCTGTTACCGCGCGCAAAAAATCCGCATCAGGATTGTTGGCCGGATTGGTGCCAACCAGTAACCCGCTGCCGAACTGGCTGGGCTGGCCGGTCAGCGTGCGTTGTAGCTTTGACGTGTCAAACGTCGGGATGCTGTCAAAGACATTCCCGGTCGAGATCGAGTCAAAGACATTCGCCGCGGTTGCCGGCGCGTCCGTCGGTATCGTGTCGAAGACGTTGGCCATAAATTATTGTTGGCCGGGCAGCGGTGCGGGCATTTGGCTGGGCATCGAAATTTGAAAACCGCCCCCACCGGGAATCGGCTGTTGCGCTTTCAAGTATTGGTCCGCTGCCCCCGCGCCATACTTCGCATCGAACTGCGGAGCCGCCTGCGGGTTGGCCTGCAAATAAGCGATGTGCGCTGCCGGCGGGGTCGCTGTGGTTGCGGCCGGTGCGGTCGCGCTCGACGGCATGGCAAACGATTTTGTCATGGTGTTTGTCAGCGAAACCGGCGCGTTCGTGCTGCCCAACGGCGGCGGCACTTGACGCACGGTTTGGACTATTTGATTTGGCTTCAACGCCACGGCCGGCGCGGTGGTTTTCAACGATGCCGCCAAGTTGGCTTTCAACTGGTCGGCTAAAGCTTGGTCTTGTGGGTCGCCTGATTCATCTGCTTTGCGCTGCGCCGCGTCCCATGCCTCAATCTGCGTTTGCACCGCACCGGTCTTGCCGCCGGCAACGTGCGCCTGCACCGCCGCCGCCACGGCGTTCCAATCACCGTCGCCATTGTAAAGCGCATTCACCTGCGGATTTTGCAGCACAGTGGTTTTGATGTTGTCCGGCAAACCGTCAATGGACTGCTGCAAATACGCGGTTTTATCTTCGGGCGTCAGGCTCTTGTCCACGCTCATGCCCTGCATTCCCTTGGTGATGTTGGCCTGCGCCGTCTGCAAATCCTGATACGCCGATTGCACACCGTATTTCTTTTCGATGGCATCCAGCTTTTGACTGGAAGCTGCGGCCATGTTCTGTTGGCCTTCCTCCATGTTGTTGTAATGCTGCATCTGGGCATCACGAAACGCCTGTTCCACGTCCGTGCGTTTGCTTTCCTGCGCCAGTTGCGCCGCGCGATACGCCGCTTCGATCTGCATTTGGCGTTGTTGCTGCGCCGCGTTGCCGAGGTTTTGCAGCGAATTTTGAAGCATTTCAGCGGATGCGATATTCATAGTTGTTTTTGAGTTACGATGCCGGTGTCGTCGGAGCAAATAAACCCATCTTACCGAGGGCACTTCCGGTATTGATGAGCGATGACAAACCCGTCATCCACGGATTCGCCTGGTTGGAATTAAATTGGTTCGTGGTGTTCGCGTTCTGGATGGCCACGGCGTTTGCGGCCTGCGTCTGGTCACCGGGCAGCACCGGCAAAGCGCCGGCCGTGGCGTTCGGCGTCGGGCCGTTCTGCGCGCCGGACATGGCTCCGAACTGGCTTTGCGGCGTCTTGCCGCTGACTTCCGCCGACAGGTTGCCAAGATTCTGCTGCTCGCGCCGGTAAGCAATGTCTTCCGGCGATGAACCGCTGGAAAGAAAACCCATTGCCGCCTGCGCTGCGTTGGCTTGCCGCTGTTCGCCCGCAAAGCCGGTCGTCAGTGGCGCGGCAAAGTCCGTTGCCGGTCCTGCGCCGCCGCGGTCACCCTGCGCGCTCGCCACGGCGGCATCTAGCCGCGCTTGGTCAATGCCTGTCAGAGAATGGTTGTTGGCCGCGTCCAGCGATTCCTGCACCTGACTGTTGAGCATGTCGCTTACCGGTGAATTGACGGGCCGATTGATCTGGTCCTGAATCAACTTAGATTCTTGGGCGTGCGCGGCAAAACTTTGCGGGTCGGCCAACTGCTGCTGTTTCAACGCCTCGGCGATGAATTGCGGATCCATCTTCTGCGACAATGCAAGTTGATTGGCCGCGTTTTTGTTCGCGGTCGCCCCCTGCACGTCCGCCGCGCCAAAACCCTTGAAATTGGCCGTGTAAGTGCCGTCGGGATTTTTAACTATGGGCGCGCCATTGTAAGTCGTCTTGCCGTTTTTCTGGACCAAACCGGGGATGGAACCTAACTGCTGGCTCATCGAGCCATCCGGCAAAGAAAACGTGTATTCTCCGCCCATCTGCTGGGCTGCGGTCATGCCGCGTTGAATCGGCAGGATGGCAGCATTCGTGTCCGACATCGCCGCGCTGCTCGCGGTAAGGTTGGGTTGCGCGCCAGCAGCGGCATTGTTGGATGCCACGGCGATGCCGGCGCTGGTGCCCATCGCCGCCACGCCCAGCGCAATTTCTGCCACGGTAGATGCAGCCCATGCCATATTATTGTGCTCCTTTCAAAAGTTGTTTTTCATGCTCCAAAAACGCCGCGCTTTTTTCAATAAACAGCGTTTCCAGTTTGTCCATGTCCGTTTCGTCCGTCGGGTTGGCGTGGACATTGGCCCAGCGCGTGTCTTCCACCGCATAAACGAGTTTGCGCGTGCCAGGTGCCGAGACAAACACCTGTGGCGCTTCCAACTCGATCACCTTGCCGTCAGACAGGACCCGCACGCGGCCGGACAACATTACATTCACATGCTCGGTTTTGTGCTGATGACCGATGGCAAAAACGCCTTTGGGAATAAATAATTCCCGCCAGTAAATGCCCTTGCTAAAAAGGTTGGTCACCGGGCATGGGACTTGCGGCAGCTTGAGACAGCCGGCTTCCACCTGCTCGACCTTTTCCATCGTTGGGAAGGTCGGCACAACTTCGGCAATGGCGGTTTCAGTGTTCATCCGGCGACGGCTCCTGATGCGTAGTTTGCGGCTGTGGCTGGCGCGCCCGTTGGCGTTGATCCGTAACCCATGCCGGCGACTGGCGAAACGACCGGTGCGCTCGGACGAAACAATCCCATGCTGTTTGCCGCCGACAGCGCATTGATCCCCGTCGAAAGACCGGTGGTCCAAGGGTTCGCCTGGGTGTTTGCCCAATTCACGTTTCCGCTGTAAATGTCCGCCGCGTTCTGCATCCCGTTCAACGCCGCATTCGGGTTCATGCTCGGTGACGACACCGTGCCCGTAGTGAATGGTGCCGCGCCTGACTGCGCGCCGCTCAACGATGAAAACTGCGCTTCCGGCGTCGTGCCGCTGATGGCATTGCCGAGGTTGGAAAGGCTCTGTTGAATCCGGCGGTAAGTGACATCTTCCGGCGAAACCCCGCTTTGCAGGAATCCAAGCGCCTTCTGCTGGCGCTGCGTCTGCATCTGGTCGCCCGTGTTGACGATGGCGGAAGCCTCCTGATTCGTCGGCGCATTGCCGAGAAAAATGCCGTTGGCCACCTGATTACCACGCACGCCCTGTTGCACCGCTTCCGTCTCGCTGCCGGGGCCGGTGGAAAGGTTGCTGCCCTGACCAAGCAGATTGGTGACTTGATTCTGCAAGTCCGCCGACATCGGCCGGTTTGGATTCGCCTGCGAGTCAGCCAGAATCTTATCGAACAACTGTGCTCGAGCCGCGTAGCCGGTCGGGTCGGATTGTTTCAGGTCGGCTATACGCTGCGCCACATAAGCCCCGCCGTAATTCTTTTGCAGGTCCAGCATCGTCTGCGCCATCTGGCTGGAAACCTTGGCATTCTGATCGGCATTGCCAAGCCCGGTGAAGTCGTAAGTCTTGCCGTTGATGGTCGCTTTTCCACCCATCTGCGCCAAGGCATCAATCTGCGCCTTGAACGGGTAGTTTGCCACGTCCTGAATCGCGCCGGCCTGCGCGGCTTTATTTGGATCCGGTATTGAAGGCGTGTCCATTAGACTGCCCTCCAAGGTTTAAGTGGTTCCATAGGTAAATCGTCGCAAACTGGGCCAAGTTATCTCGCTCAACTTCGGCTTCCCGTCACGGTGCCGATAAGTGAACAACCGAGGCGATTCCGGTATGTGCGCCGTTACCTGCTGCAAAATCTGCGGCATCCATCGGCGTTCGCCGATGACCGCCCCGATCAAAACCGCGTCACCGCCGGCCGGTGGCATCTGCCAAAAGAACTGCGGCAACCCCGCCGCTTCTCTGGCCAATAAATCGCATGAATGTTCCCGCCAGACAAACACAACCATTTGAACCCCGCCGGATTCGTCGCGCTGCACAAACAGCGAACCGTTGAGCAGATGAAACGCCACATATTTGAACAGCGTTGCCGGCGTCATGCCCGCAAAACATTTGCCGCGCTTTTCCAGACAGAAAATCGCCAGCACCCGAATCTTATTCGCCAGTTGTTGGTGAACATTCATCCTTTGAGCGCGTCCAGAAACGCGGCAACTGTGATGTTGCGGAGTTTGAAAAATCCGCTCGCCGTGCTGATGGACAGATACATTTCGTTGAACGACGGCAGCGAACGCAAACTTTTCTGCACCATGACCGGCTTGATGCTTGCGAGCTGGAACGGGCCGAGGTGTCCGATGCCCAGAATGTCGCCCGTTGCCACAAAGTTTTCTTGGAATGTCAGCGACGTTGACAAATCCATGACCACGCCGAGCGTCACCGTGGAATAGCCTGCCGTGAACCGCAGCACGCAGTTGTAAGCGGATTTGTTGTTCACCGCCTGCATGAACTGGAAAGAGCGCGTCCAGATCGTCGTCGGGATGTTCGCCCCGTTATCGAGATACGTTTTCGGGTTGGTGTTGTCCGCCGTGTCTTTCCAGTAATTTACCAGGCCGGCGCTGTCGCCAAACAAAAGCTGTTCGGTCGCGTTAAACCGGCTCTTGCAAAACGCCGTCGGCGTCCAGCCCGTCCAACAGCCCAGCCACGACATCAGCCGCGTGTTGTAAACCAGCGTCGCGTTATTTGTCGTGCTGCTGTCCAAGGGCACGGAAAACATCACCAGTTCCTTGTAGGACGTTGCCTGAATGTTCTGCTTGAACGCGGGATTGATGCGGTTGATGTATTGTTGAACCGGCTGGCTGATTGGCGCGGACAACTGCCACTGGTTCGCCGCCGATTGCATCCGCTGCAAACTCCGCACGCCGTCTTGCGCCATAAAAAAGACATCATTCGCCACCGAGGCCACGGCGCGTTTGCCCACGCAACCCACACCGAAGCCGAGCGATTCAACCACCGTTGACGCCTGAAAGTTGGCCGGCTCGGCGGTCGGGTCCGTGGAACAGATCCAAATGCTGTTGGCCTTGAACACCGCCAGCATGAAACCCTGCATCGAAGCCAGCGCCATGATCGGGTCGCCATCGCCCGAACCCACGCGGAAACTGCGCGTCGTGAGGTTCCATTGGCCATTGCCGAACGCCAGCAGATTGCTGACCGCCACCGTGTCACGCGGGACCGCGCCGCCGCTGATGCCGGCGAATCCGGCGGCGAACATGCGGCCGGTGTGCCAGCAAAGAATGTTCGCGCCCACGGGCGGGTCGCTGGCCCCCGTCGTGCAGGTCGTCAAATTCAGATTGGCGTCAAGGATGGCCAAGGCGTTCGTGCCGTCCGAAATCAGCACCGTGTCAACGCCCTGTTTCATCTCCACCATCGTGTTGTTCGCCGCCGTGTAAACGCCGGTGGTATTCTGCCAAGATTGATTCTGGCCGGCGCACGCCTTCAAAATGCCGTTGCAGATCGAGAGAATATATTTGTTCGTCGGCGTGTCAAAATACGTCAGCGATTCCACCGGGTAAGCCGCAATGAGCGGGGCAAAGCTATCTGCGCCGGGCCGCGTCCATGCCTCGTAATTGTCCCGCACCAGAATGTTGATAAGCTTCTGGCATTGGTTCGGCGCAATGAGTGTCGAGCGCGGATAATCGTTTTCGCCACCGGAAAAATCAATCACCTGCTCATACACTGGATCGTCGTCGAGTCCATCAATCTGCCAGATGGGCTTGCCGTAGAGCTGCAGGTTTGATGAATCAGTGGACATTTTTCAAAGCGGGTTGGCTGAACTGTGACCAAGGAACATGCCGCCGTTGTCCCCAAAACCGCTTTCGGGAACAATGCGGAAATTATTGGCGGTCTGGAACGCTTCGGAGCGTGCAAGCTGCGCCAAGATGCTTGCGCCTTCCTGCGCTGCCGCCTGGGCTTTTCCGTTCTGCCGTTGGCGCAACAGCATATCCCCGCGTGCGAATGCCATCAGGCATGGTTCCACGTTGTTGATCGGGGCCGTGTCGTAAGCGCCGAGGATTGGGCAAGCCATCTTGCCAAGCACGCGCAGATTCACTGATAGTTGCGGGGCAGTGGTGAGGCGGACACGCTGATGGACTGGCAAATTTCCAGCAGCAGCCGACAAAGTTAAAGTTGGAAATGTGATGCGGCTCCAATAATTTGGGTCAGGCGGTGCAGGATAATATCCGGCAACATAAGTAACTGTTGGTAATGGAAGCGGAAAACTACCAATAGCTGAAATATATGGGTCTGTTGGTCCTGACGCATTTAGCGTAGGATCTTGCGAATACATGGTAGCACCAAGAGCTTGCAGCAAATAATAATCAGTGCCGTAAGTAGAGTTTAGATATTCGGATATACCGTAAATCGTGCGAGCGCCAGGGCTTCCAACCAAAGCCCAAGACAGTGGCATGGTCAAACCATAAGGCTGGTAAAATCCATTGGCTTGAGTTTTTCCGGCACCGCTCACTAAGTAGCCACTTGGAGTCCATTTTAATTGGTAATAATACCCGTCAACTGGATTGCGAACAATCGAACCAACAGCAAGACCAGCATCGTTTACACCCACTTGATAATCGGCATACGTCAAATAAGCCTCGTTTGCATAAATAATTTCCATTGAACCAGTCGTAGCCGGTTTTGACGCATTGACAATTTGCAATGCCGTTCCGATGGAATTTCCCATTGCTGAGGAATTTGCCGGAGTAGATGCCGAGATGTTTGTAACTCCATCAAGGCTGAATGTCGTATTTACCGAAACCCCAGCATCAGCAGCAACACTAGATACAAGTGAAATTGCCTGCGGTGTGGCAAATTCGTAAACCATTGGCTTCAAAATCTGAAACTCCGTCGGGTCGCCCTGCATGTTGAGCCAGTCGGCATCCGTCCGATAGTAGCTTTCCAGACTGGCCACGCTCATGGCATGGCTGTCCTGCCGCACCGCCAGCACGGAATCAAACGCCACCGGCAGCAACAAGGTTGCCCGGCTCGGAATCCACACCGTATCCGCCAGCGTCGTGCTGCCGTCGGGATTCACCGTCATGGTCGCCTCGATGAGCGAAGACCGCCAGAGCTGCGTGTTCCAAATCATTTCAAGCCGGCGCTGCAAAAACATCTTCGCGGCGGACACGTCATCCGTGTCGTTCATCCCGCATTGCGCGCAAATGTGGTTGGCGAGATCGGTCAGGTTCATATCAGGGAGGGGTTATTACCACGTCCACGCGAACGGTGTTCAACGGGACCGAATAATAAGAATAGGTTCCAATGCGGACAAAATTAACCGTGTGCTGGTTGTCAATGTTCAGCACCATGAACGCGCCGTTATTGTCAGAGCTTTCCAAAACTGTGCCGTTCACATAATAATTCCCCGAGGCAAAAGGATACCGAAAATAGATGTCGTAAACCCCCGTCCGCGCCGTGTTCGGGTTGGTGAATGGCGTCGTCTCAACCGGAATCGCATCACAGTTAAATTGTGAATACGGCTGCAAGTAAGCCACCATGCAATTTGTTGTGATCCCTGAATTGATGGCAATGGGCGTCAGATCGGCCACCGCGTTAGAGTATGTGGCGAAGACGGACAACTGTTTTTGCGTCGTATTGGTCCCCTCGACATTGATGTAATAAATCTGGTTTTGCTTCATGCCCGAGAACGGGAGCGCCGTCGTGTTCGTCACGAAGGCGATGCCATAGACCGAGCCAAGCGCAAACGGCGCGGTGTTGGTGACGTAAACAAAATTCGCGTTCGTCGCCTGCGGGAACAGCGACCAATACTGCGGCTTGCCGTTGAACGAAATCTTTGCCGGCGTCAACGTGGCATTCTGGTTGGTGAACCATGCGTAAAGCGTCGCAAGCGTCACGGTCGTATTCGTAAACTGCTCGACGGAATTGATTGGGATGGTATCCCCGCCGGAAATCGTCGGGGCAGGATTCGTCGGGTTGAAAGCATTCGTCAACGTCAGTCCCACAATCGGAAAATTCGTCTGGTATCCCCATGCGTTCGTGAAATTGATGTTCGTGCCATAAACCAGCCATGGTTGAAACACCTGGTTGAACGTGAACGGTAACGAGAAGTTTGTTCCGAGGTCAGCCGCTTCGGACGCTTCCAGATTGGAATACGCCAGCGCGTAAGGAATGCCGTTTGATCCCCAGAACAAAGTCGATGGCTGGTTGTTCGTCTGCAAACCGGAGAACGGTCCCGACCAAAACGTCAGCGCCGGGCCGTTCGTCCCGCCATACGATAATTTGCTGACGGTGATGTAACTCGCCGCCCCCGACATCAAATTTGAATAGGTAACGGAGCGGATATAATTATTCGTCGGGTCGTAAAAAAGAAACGTCGCGTTGCTCTGCACCGTGCTGCTCTGGGATTGGTAAAGCCAGAAGTTGGTGTTGCTATACAGCATTGCCTGCGCGTTGATGCGCCGGTAAACCTGATTCGCCGGATCGAGCGCGAGAAAATAATAACCGCTGCTCAAGGTCGGCGTCGTCTGCGCGTCGTTGAAAAACTGCACGCCGATGGTGCTATTATCAATCAGGCCGTGCAAATCACTCGCGTAAAGTTGCTGGCCATCGGTCAGCGTCGTCCCGCGAATGATTTCTGCTGCCGAAGCCGACAGCGCGCAAACCGCACAGAGAATGAGGGTGAATAGAGTTTTCATTTTACTTTCCAGACTTCTTTCAGTTTGTTGACGGAAAACCCGCTTTGCCGGGCAATTTCACTGGCGGGTAACGTGGCTTCCATTTGTTTCAACGCGCGCGGGATGGCCGCGTCGGCGCTTTTGGGGTCGAGGAAATCACCCGCCTTGTTCATGCGCGGGCGTCCCGTGCGCGACATCACCCGCCGCAGATTCGGCGGGCAATCATCCCGCCGCGTCACCGGCCGCAGCATTTCCTGCACGCGTCCGGTGCTCACGTCCTCATATTCGTAAATTGGCATATTACGCTCCTACCAAAAGAATGAAGGCCAATTCGTTGCCCTTGATCGTTTCCAAGGTCGGCGTCCATTTATCGCCGTGCGTGTCCGTCCAGACTTCCACTTCAAACGGCACGCCGTCCGCCGTCCAGGTGGAGTCCGATTGCTTGGTGTAAGTGCCATTGACGAGCTTCACCGTGGCACCAACTTTGAAAGCGGTGTTCATTACGGGGCGGCAGGTTTTGGCGTGGTGTCAGGGATGTTAAACGTCGAATACGGCTTCACGCCGGCAAACAACGCTTCAATGTCGGCCACGGTCGGATTGGGTGCTTGAAACGCGGCGATGACCTGTTTGACGAAAGCCGGACCATATTGAAGGGCTTCGGTGATGGCAAAGGCAGCAATGGGACTCATATTATTTGACGTATTGGTTGAGGATGGCGAGCAACGCTGCTTCCGCGTCGGTCACGGCCTGATTAGCCGTGGTCACGTCCGCAGCGTTCGGGGTGTTGTTGAGGATGGCTTTCTCGATGGCGGCTTTCGCTACCGTCTGCGCGGTGTAGTAGGCGTCATAAGCCTTGTGAACCGTGTCGATCTGTGACTGCGTGGCCTTGCCCGCAACCACCAAGTCATGCCAGACAAACAAGCCGGTGTTGACGCTGGTGATGACGACCGCCTCACTGATGGCGGCTGAATGCGTTTGATTGGTCGAGCAACCCGCGCTGAACGTCAGCGCCAGCGCACCGATCAGCGCCAAAGCCGGCAGCTTGGCCGGCGGCGTGGCTGAACTGGCGTGTTGGAAATGGCTCCAAATGACGCCGACGAGCATCAGCACCAGGCCGATGACATCTTCGCTGTTGACGAGTCCGGCGGCTTGTTGCGCGCCGTGCGTGGCCAGAATGGTGCCGATAATTTTGAGCGCCGTTCGCACGGCTGAGGTGAGTTGGTCTTGATTCATAGTTTGTTTTTGTTTGTTGGTTTACCGAAATTTTAGTGCGTCTTGTTCTCTTTGATCTGCTCACCGAGCACGGCAATGCTGGTTTTGATGTCGCTCACGGCTGCGGCTACGGCCGTCACCGCCGCTTGATTTTGTGAGTTGGCGGATCGGAGCGTGGCGTCCTCGGCGCTGAACCATGTCTTGCTGACAAATTTCACGTCATCATCCGCCGCCGCTTGAAGCAACGCCTTATCTTGCTTTAGCTCGATGGTGTCGAGCTGTTGCCGGTTGCCCCAAGACATCGCGGCCAAAACAATGCCCACCACGAAAACCACCAGGTTGTCCGTCAGCCAGCCGTGGATTTTTCCTTTTGTTTCGTCGCTCATAGTCATTGGTTCGTCACAATGTTGCTGATGTTTTTGGATTCGTTTCCGTGTGCGTCCAGGCCAACCGCCCAGCACGTCATAAAGTTTGTCGGCACTTTCCAAAGCGGGGCCGGATTGTCGAGATGATGCACCCCAGACGGGTCGAGCCAGTAAAGCCGGTAGCTGACCGCGTTGCTCGGCGTGGCCTGAGCCGTCCAGTTCGTCACCGCAGGCGTAACGGCAGCGACAGGCGGCGTGGATGAACAGCCGATGCCAAACAGGATGACGATTAAGATGCCGCCGATAATTCTCACCAGTCACCTCCGATTTTACCAAGATGGATTGCGCTGCACCCGGCAAAGAAAAGTGTCATTGCCACCGCAACGAGTATGTAAGCAATAATTCTCACGGTGCAAACTCCTTGGTGTAAGTGGTCGTTCCGTTTGTGCTTCCAGTGACAAATAAAAAGCCGTTGCTGCACCACATGCGCGCCCCCTTTTGACTTCCGATGTCGGCAAACGATGGCGTGTTGGTCTGCACCCAAAGGCTGAAAGCGTTGCCAATGGTCAACGGTGCGTAAAGGTTGGCCGTTGGCGTTGCGGCTGTGCGTGGCCAAAAGAACATTTCCGGTTGCGCGGGGTAAATCGGAATCGTGAAAGTGACCACGCCGGCATTGGTGGAAGCCGTGTAATTCGTGTAGGTCGTCCAGCCGTTCAACAACGAAAGGTTCGTGCTGGATGAAATGACAAACGCCGATGGCAAATTCGTCTGCGGGATGGCCAAAAGTAAATTCGTCCCGGTGCCGTCAATGCTCAACGAGTTGTAGAGCGTCACCGTCGGAAACCCGATGTCGAAAGCAGTCCCGCCGAAGTGGCTGACGATCTGGTGAAAATAACCGTTCGTGTCGGTGGTATTTTGCCACTGCCCGGCGACCATGTTCTGCTCGGTCAAATCCACATAGTTCTTTGTCGCGGCGTCTTGCGGCTCCAGCGGGTCGCTGAACTGCGTGAACTGGCCGTAAAATCCGTTCGTGCGGCCAATATTTTCAGGATGGTCAATCGTTTGAATCACGATCGAGCCAAGCCCACCGCCCGCGCCGACGACCGCCAGAGAATAAGTGTTGGTGACATTGTTAAAATTTGTCAGCACAAACCATCCAGAGGTGCCATTTGTCGAAGCCCAAATCTGCTCAAAAACATTCGTGGGAAAAGACAACCCGCCGCCGCCGGCTTGACCACCGTTGAAGCTGATCGAGGTCCAACCGTTCGTAAATCGGCCGACATAATTGGAGCTGGCAAAAGTCCAATAATTTGACGCGAAAATTGTGAATTGCTGACTCGACAAAACGCTGTTGCTGAATACCTGCACGAAGTTCGTGCCCGGTGCGCCTGGTGCGCCATTGCCGCCTTGCAGTCCCGTCGGCAAACCAAGTTGAAAAACATTCGGCGTGGATCCGTAGTTGACGCAGTAAGCCGATGCACCCGGTGCGAGCGTCACCGTATTGGTAAAGGTGATGGCGGCACCGCTGCCACCGCCCCCGCTCAGATTCGTCCCGCCCATCACAATCGAATCGACGTAGAGCGATTTGAACGGCACGTCCGAGCGCCCAAGGTCCGTCCAATGCGGCGCGACACTGCGCCAGACTGGATTGCGTTCAATGGATTCTGCCGCTGACGCCGTGAATATCCACGATGCCAGCAGCAGAAATGCCAATGTAAACCTTGAAAACATTTATCGCGTCGGTTTGATGATCGCAACAATGGATGAGTTTGTGGCCGTGGATGTCAGCGTGTTGGGCGTCGAACTGACCACGACCGTGCAGGCGTCAAAATCGCATCCCTGCGCGCCAAAGGTCAGGAAGTAATTTGCACCCGCAGCGGCGGCGATACTGAACATGGGCGATGATCCGTTGGCCGGAACGGCGTTCGTATTGAACACCTGAATGTAAACCGGCGTGATATTGGTGTTGAATCCGGCAATGTCATACACCTTGCATGAAGTGGTTGAGACGATGTTGGACAGCACCGGGGCACCCGTGCCGACAGGAATTGCCACCGAAGATTGAGCGTTGGCCGAACCCGTCAACACCGTTGCGAGTAGAATCAAAATCAGTTTCTTCATAATTAAAATAAAATTTGTGGCGCGGTGGAAACCATGACGAAACCACCGCGCCAGTTTTCAGCTTATCCCGATGCCGCTTTGCGTCATCTGGTCCGCTTCATCTTTCAAGCCCTGCATGCCAGTATCCTGAGCGTCGGACTGGCTGTCATTGTCGCCGTCCACGTCCTGCCCGTTCACCGCCGTTTTTTGCACGGTGACCACGTTGCCCTGAATGCTCACCACTTTGCCGGTAACTTGGTAATTCACTTCATCGCCCACGGCCGGCGGCTGCATCTGCTCTTGGTCGTCCGGCATGGACAACGCATCGAGCGAAACGGTGTCCGTCGGGCTGGCCATCGCGCCGGCGGCTGCGTCCGGTTCCTTGCCTTCGGGCAGCGCAGACCCTTCGCTAAAGGTTTCGTCAGTGGGTGATTTTGGGTTCATTGGTAGGTGGCCGTTATGGCATTAAGGTTGCAAGAACTTGTTCCACTGATTTCGCAATACAAGGGATAGCCTTTTTGTCCGGCATACACACCTGAGCCAACCACTGAAACTGTGGCTGCGCCTACGGGTATAGTTCCAGCCGGAGTCAATGCGTAAATGCGATCACCGGCCGCAGCCGCCACCGTTGATGTCCAAGCGCCAAGTAGTTGGTTAGTTTGTGTCACAGAACTTACTTGCAGTTTCTCATAGGTATCTGTGGCAAAATGCCGCAGCAACACAATCTGCCCAGCCACGCCAAAGTTGTTCGTGGACGTAACGTAATTTGTGTTTCCAAAGCTAGCCGCAGTAATGTCAGCCACGTTCGTTACCGAATAGAACGTGATTGAGCTGCTCGCAAGATCAGATGTAGCGTTGATGTAAGTGACCAAAGGCGTTCCATTATTGGATGACAACACGGAAACGCAGGCGTAACAATTCGTTGCCCCCATTTTTGTGCCACCCCCGCCAAAGACAGTTTGCCCGAATGAACTTGCGACGGAACCCAACAGTAAAAAAGTCAGAATTATATTTTTCAGAATTTTCATAGTCGTGATTAAATTTGTGTTTTTGGAATTTGTTTAATTAAGCAGCGCGGCGGCTGTTACACCGCCGCGCTGTTGTTTACTCAATAGAACTTGGTCTTGCTGCGGAGTTGCACGACGTGCGGCACGTCGCTGGCTTCCGAGGTCCACAACAACGCGGCGGCATAGAACGCTTTCCAGCCGAGATAAATCCACTGGCCCAGCGGATTCGCATTGTCGGGTTTGTTGATGAGGATGAGCGAGGGGCTGGCCGGGTCGCTGCCCGCAATCCCCGTCATCTTCGGAGTGCCGAACGCATCCGCGCCGAGATACAGCGTGGAATAGATCGCGCCCGTCGTGGCCGTGCTGGCGATGGCCGCTGCCGCCGGAGCGTGGACGCCGTAACCGGTGCCGGACGCGACCGCCGCGTTTTCGATGAACAGGTTGGCCGGCTGCATCGCTTCGATGAACACGCCGCCATCCAATTCAAACTGCGCCCAGGGGAACAACAGCTTGTCGGGATTGTATTGCGCGGTGTTGCTCCAAGTGGTGTCTTGGCGCATGTCAGACAAGACCGGGCTGGGAATCAGCACGGGGTATTGTCCATTGATCGGCGGCACGCCCTGATTTTTGAGCTGCGTCATGCAACCCACATGCGCGGCGCGGGTGATGACCGCATTCGCCACCGTGGTGGCGCGGAACGTGTCATAATCCGTGGTGGAAACGCCCGTGTTCGCCGTGCCCGCAAACCGCTCAAACTGCGTGTTTGAACCGTTCATGGTCTTCTGGCCGCTCGGAATCGGGTTGGCCGTGGCGTCCGCGTCGGCGGTGCCCGCCTTGGAACAGATCGCGTGCCAGCAAACGGATTCCAAGTCCAAAGCCGCGTCGGCTTTGACCCGTTCGGAATACACGTCCACGGTGTTAATCAAGTCCGTCGCCGAGACGACATCCGAGATTTTCACCAACTGACCGCGCTGGGCCAGCTTCACGTCGATGTAACCCATCGCCACTTCCGTGAGGGTTGCCGGGATGGACGCTTCCGTCAGCGCACCCACGCCAACGCGATTCGCCTTGCGCGGGCGAAAGAAGCGAATGCCATTGTAACCGCTGTTTTTGGGAACGACCTGTTGCCGGGCGTATTTCGCCAGGCGCATGTTCAGTTCGATTGGTTTGAGCAGTGTCTTGTTATACTGCGACAAAACTCTGTTGACGAAATCCGCCGGGTTAGCGGAACCGGAACCACCGGCAGTTGAACCCGCTTGAATTAAAGCCATATTGTTTTATGGCGCGAAGTTTTACCGGATGGAACCGATGGCCTCTGCCTCTTGGCGCAACGTGTCGAGGCTGTCGCCGGCATCATTGCCGAGACGAGCCGCGCTGCCTGCGCCGGCGGGAGTGGTCAACGCTTCCAATTCCTTAATCTTCGCGCGTAACTCCTCCGCTTCCTTCACCAATACCGGCACACGAGCGGCGTCAGCCTGTAACGACTGCGCCTTTGCTTCCGCCGCCGTCAAACGGGCGACGTGATAAATCACTGAGGGATTGGCCAACAACTGCGGGTCGGACTTTGCCAGCGCGTTCAAATGACCGGCAACGGTCTTCTGAAACGAACTGCCTTCCTGCACCAGTTCAGGGAACGCCTTGGCGGCTTCCACGGTCCACGCCTGTTTCGCCTGCTGATACTGCTGCTCCTTTTGGGCGAAACCAGCCGGCGGATTCTTCTTCAAGGTTTCCGCGTGCTCGGTCAGGTCTTCGCTCAACGCATCGTTTTTGGCGGCGAGTTTCACCAGCTTTTCAGCTTCGGCAAACTGTCCGGCTTCTTCGAGGCGACGGGCTTGGGCGCGCTGATGATCTGCCAACTGCCGCTTTTGCTGCGCGGCCGTCTGGTAATCTTCGGGCTTGAACTGTGGTTGCGCCGCCGATTGCTGGATGGCTTGAAACTCGGCCTGCTTGCGGGCGAACTCCGCGCGCTCGGTTTCGAGCTTCGCTTTGTCGGCGGCAATCGCAGCCTTGTCGGCATTGACTGTTTCCCACGTCTTTGTCAACCGCTCTTGCGATTTGGCGTAACGGGATTTTTCAGCCTCGGCCTTGGTTTCAACCTTCGGTGCTTCCGGCGGTTTGGCTTCCGTCTGTGATTTATTCTGCTCGGGGGCGACGGTCTTTGCTTCTGTCGTCGCTCGTGTGTCGGCGGCTTTGGAATCGAAGTTTTGAGCTTCGGTCTTTACAGGCTCGGTCGCGCGTGGGGCCGGCTCTGCGTCGCGCTGCTCCGGTGCGGTCGGAGCGTTGACCTCGGCTGGCGCGCTGGATTTCTCCATCGCTTCCAACTGGCTCAACGCTTCTTCCATCCCGGGATACTCTGCAATTTCTTGGCTCATGATTTACTGTGTTTAGGGCGACAACCGTTCAAGCAACGACGCCTCGTCCTGTGGCGCTTGCTCGGCATTTGGGTTTGTGTCCTGGACGCCGGACACCCGCGAAAGTGAATGCAGATACCGCACCGCCTCGTCCCAGCCGGCGGATACTCCGGCGGCGTGAACGGTGTTGGCGCGGTCGCGTGCGCCATTGACGGCGATGCTCGCCGCGATGAAGCGCAAACGCTCGGAAAGAACTTTGCCCGTATCCGTCGCCAGAAACTTTTCAAGGTCGGTGGCTTGACCGGGTTTCCAGTCTGGGGCCGCAACGGGGATTTCGACGGAGTAAGGATTTTTCAGAAACAAGTCACTGGCGGCAATGAAATCAACTGCGCTTGTTTCAAGGTGTGATTCATTGGCCAACCGCTCGATGGTATTTCGGCCAAGGCAATAAACCGGCTTGCCAACCAGATACCGTAAGAGTTTTGCGAGCGCGCGTTTCACTGGCCTTGTTTTCGCACAGCACGCGCCTTGGACGCAACGTCCTCGGTTTGCACTTTTTTGAACCCCGTTTTCGCCGTGATGTGCGTCGGCATCGCCGCAAGGCCGCGCAACGCCTCCGGTGTGACCTCGATGGGCACCGTAAAAGGCGTCGTCCAGTCTTCGGATTCCCAATCAACCACAAGGCTTTTCTTGTCTTCGCCCAGCCGGACGGACTGGACGGATGAAGCTGGTGGCAACGCGGCGCGGATGGCCTCAACGTCAACTGGTATACGGGTGCTGAATTTGCTCATGGTGTGGATTGCATTTGCGGTTGCGGCATCATCGGCGCTGGTCCCGCCGGTTGCTGCATGGATTGTTGGATTTTCTGCGCCAGTTGTTTCGCCGCCTGTGGGTCGGTCTTCTGCAAATACTGCCAGTGGACAGCCATGTGCTCTTGCACGCGCTGCCGGGCCGTGGGATCCACCGGAACATTGTTCAAGCCCTGTTTAGCCAGCCAACCGAGGTCCACCAGAATGCGGGTGGCATGGTCTTCACCCGGCATTACCGCCGCCGGATAGCCTTCGGCCAAAACCAGAATTTCCATGGCTTCGTCTTCGGCTTCGCTGTTCGCCTTCTGGTTGGTCGGGATGAACGCCTTGAGCGCCAAGCGCGGATCGTCCGCGTTCAATGCTTCCTTGGTCAATTCCTCCATGCTCACATTCTGGTTGCCCTGGTAAGCCTGCATCCGCGCAATCGCCATCGCCATTTTCTTTTGGCGGTTCCAGCCGTCGGGCGAGCCATCAGGAAAAATCAAATAGGAATCATGCAACGCCGATTCTGGCAGCGTGCCGATGCTGCCGGCCACGTAGTAGCTGAAATCGTTTCCCTTGAACATTACCAGCAAGCCCCAAATATGCCGGTAACACTTCGTCAGGCTGTCGCGGAACATCATGGCGTTGTCATTCATGCCGGCGGATTGCAACGCGCTGATGCGCTCATTCTCCGTGGCGCTGCGCGGCTTGCCTTGGCTCTGGCCGGGATCCGTGATGCCAAAGTCCGGCGTCATCGCCTGCGTCTCGCCAATGCCGCGGGCAAAGTTTAATTCCGCATCGTAGGAATACGGCGGCGGGTTCATCTGCACCCCGCGCAGATTCATGGGGATGACTTCGCCCGGTTGCCATCGGATGTTGGCGATGTTCGGAATCTCGCCGTCTGCAGTCAGCACCGGACGATTGCTGAACGTCATGGCATCGGCCTTTTCGTTCCAGAGCTTTGTCAAATACGCCTCGACCGGCGCGAGCAGTTCCGCCAAACCACGCGGCGAATACCAGCCTTCGTCTTTGACCTCGGCGGCAAAAGAAAAAAACGGCACGGAAATCTTGCCGTTGAATTTGTAGGCGCAGCCGTAAGGCTTGCGGATTTCCAAATCTGGTTTCTGTGGCGAGTAAGTGTAAACCGTGTAACCGTTCGGCGTCCGCACCCAATGCTCCCACAAAATAATTTTGTTCTGGTCGCTCGTGAAGTTCAGTCCTTCGCGCAAACCCTTTTCCCGAATGTATTGGGATAGGCTTTCCGTCGAGGCAACGCCGCAAATGCTTTTCAGCGTTTCCGGCGATTGGTCGAATCGCCGGTTAGCTTCATACTTCGGCACCGTCCATTGTTGCACATGCACAAACTCGTCCGCGTCGTCAATGTCCGTCGCGTTTTCAGGCACCAGCAAAAACATCGGATCAATCGCCTCAAAAACCAACGCATGATTTTGAAACGGGTCGGTAGTGATTTTCAACACGCCGCGCCCGCGCAACAGCATCGTATCCACCACCACGCGGATTTTTTGCAGAAATGTCGAGAGCTGAAAAACCTTGTAGTTGAACCAATCGGCTGCGGCTTCGGCTAGCGCGTCGGGCTGGTTCTTGGTCGAGACAAACGACGCGAGCCGGTTTCCCGCCATCACCTGACCGAGCCAGAACGGTTTCTGTTTCCGAATGCTCATGTCGATTTCGGGAAAATGCAAATCCGCTGCGGTCGGAAACGGTTTGTTACGGCGGCGCAAACCTTCGTGGCGCATGGTGGAAAACAGGCGTTGCTTCTGTTCCCACGGCAGGCGCTCGGTCATCATCCGTTGCGCGGTGTTAAATCGTTGTTGGCTCATGTGCAGTAGGCTCCTGGTATCTGGTCGTTGTTTTCATTCTCGTTCATCTCACGGTATTGCTCGGCAAAACTCCCGCGCTCGCCGCGCTGCCCTAAGGAAATGGAATCCAGCCGGCGCAACGGTGTCATGCAGCCAAACACCGCATCAGCTCGGTCGGGACTGGTCACGCCGCGCGCTTTCATATCGCGCTTGGATTCGATGGCCAGCTTGCCCTTGGCATGGTCCACGCCCTTGCGGTCGAGCATCTGCGCGCGGAGATCGTCGTCCTCGGGCAAAACGATTTCGCGCCGGACAATTTGCATCGCCCCGGTAAACCACATTTCAGCGGCGACGTTGGCGTAATGGTCGGAATCGCGGGCCGCAGCCTGATTGTTCACGCGGCCAACCCGCCAGCCCATCGCGTCGAGCTGCTTGCAAATCAAACCGCCCGCACCGCCTTCGTCGGCCTCGATATTCTCTGGCCGCAATCCCAACCGAATAAATGCCGAGACAAACCGGCCGCAAATGGCATGGATGGAATCCGCGCGAAACGCTTCCTCAATCGTCACCACGTTCCCGTCGCGAAAAGCCAGAATGTTTTCATCTCCATCACCGGACCATGCAAAATCGCAGAACGCTTTTTTCTCGCCGCGCTTTTCCGTCGGCGGCATCGCCATCAAATCTTCCAGCGACTTCAAGTCCACCACCGCGCCCGCGACCGATTCCATGAAATCGGCTTCCACCATGGATTTGAACAGCGGATGATCTTTGCCCCATTTCTCGCGCAGCTTGGCGATGTCCTCGGCTTTCCAATGCGGGCAATCCGTCGCCCGCTGCACAAACGTCGAATAGAACTTGGCCTTGGTCGTGTGGCTGCGGTAAAACTCGCCCTCGGCATAGCCCGGCGAACTGGCGATAAGCAGCCGTGTCGGCTTGCACCGTTCGATGGCTTGAAAGATGTCGTCTTTGACCGTCTTTGCCTCGTCCACGATGATGAGCAGCGGAGCGTCCGTGTCGGCGTGATGGCCTTCAAACTTGCCGGCGTCGTTGGTCGAAAAGCCCTCCCAAAAACAGTTGATGGATTCCGTTTCCACGCGCGGCGTGTGCAGGAACGACCACGCCGGGAAGCGCGGCGCGTGTGCGTGCAGGCTCGGCAAAAGCTGGTCCTTGATCTGGCGATAACTGCCGCTGGTGCTGATGACCTGGCCTTTGGGGAATGCCGCCAGATGCCAAAGAATCGCCGCGCAAATCACGCGCTTGGTCTTGCCGCCCTCGTTGCAACTGCGGAAGGAAACCGCCGAACCCTTCGGAGCCAATGCCCGCAAAACGTCGCGTTGCTTCGGGTAAAGCTGCATCGAAAGCACGGCCTCGGCAAAGGCGTCGGGCATGGCGCGGTTAGAGCTTGGCGGCATCGTCACGGAAAATTTTGAGGTAATCGTCTGGCAATCCGACAATGGTTTGATGCACGTCGAGCTTTTCAGGCGGCTTGGCGAAATCAACAGCATGACGACGCTCAAGAAAAGTGACGCGCGCCCGCCAATCCTCATGCCGGGCAAGAAACCGGAATGATTCTCCGAGAAATTCAGCCTTCGCCGCCTTGAATACCCTGACAAATTCAGGATTTCGAGCCAGCGCGTGGCGCCAAGAATCCTCGTTGATGCGCTCGTTTTTTTCCAAGCACAAAGCCATTTCCAAAGGCAGGCCCAGCCCAAAGCGTTCGCTGACGCGCTTGACCACTTCGAGGGTGATGTGAGCCTTACGGCCGAGTTTTTTCTTTTGTGCCACACTGCCGCCACTCTGCCATCGTTGTGCGTTCCGGCTCAATCTTGTGGATTTGCACTTTTTTGAACCCGCCCGATACCCCGCACCATGCGAAAATCGCTGGCCTCGATCCAAGCGACCGCCTCTTTAAGTGTTGCCGCCTGATGGATTCCGTGCATGGGAAAGCCGCAGCGGCGCATCTCGTAAACGTAGCGCGTGGACACGCCCAGGCTAAACGCGATGCCTTTGACGCAGAGTTTTTCCGCCTCGTTATTCACAGCAAATCATTTGGCTGCGCCTTGTCGACGTGCGTGATGGTTCTAGCCTTGCGCGCGTCGTGCTGGCGTATCTTTTCGGCGCGGGCCTGCCTGATTTTGTCGAACTGCGCCTTGATGTCGGCGTCAATCTTCTGCGCGGCGAATTGGTATTCGGATTCGGTCATAGGATAGCCCTCCGTTGTTCTGCCACCTGCGCGGCCATGGCCTTTAACTTTTCGTCGCTGGCCGGCTGCATGGGTGGCTTGGTTGGCGTTGGCCTTGGCGTAACAGGCGGCTTGCCTGCGTTGGCCCTGCGCTTCAACTCAGCGTTGATGGCCAAGCGTTCCGCCGGGTCGGTGGTTTCCCGCAGGTCTTTTCTAAGCTGCCACCCCTTCAAGTTTTCAAAGGGGGGCCGGTCTGGTGATGGCGTTTTTTGAGGCGTTGGAACGTCCCGCATCTGCCTTTCCCCCTCTGGTTCTGGTTCTGGTTCTGGCTTATGCGGCGTTACCAAACCGTTACAAGCAACGTTACTGCGATGCCGTTGCACGCGAATAGCCCCGTTTTTACGGGCTAAATACTCGCGTTTCATTCGGCGGTTTGTCACCGTTACAACGTCGTTGCGAAACGTTACATCGGCTGCTTGAGTGGTGTTCAGGTCTTGCAACGCGGCATCTACTTGAACGATAGTGCAACGACCGAGTCGGGCGAGAATGTCGCGCTTGCCGGTGATTGAACCACTACGATCCAAGAGTTGCATATTGCAAATCCAGTCCATCAAAATTCCACGGGTGGCCGGCTCGCAGATGGAAACCTGTGGGTCAGTCAGCCAGTCCGAAACAAACCATTGCATCCACGGAAACTTCATATCATCAACTCGCGCATAATGGGTTGGACGCTGCCGTCGGGGTTCACGTTGTCGAAGATGTCCGACGCCATAGGTTCGGTGCCGTCCCAGCCACGCGGCCAAGTCTGCGCCTCGATCAACTCCAAGATGCGCGCTTCTTCGTCGGCGTTAATCAGGTCAACACCAGCGCGGGCCTGAATGTCTTTGATGCGAGCAAGACCGATGCCCGTGCTAGTGCCCCCGGCCCCGCAAAACAGGTCTGCTATTTGGAGGTTCACAACACCCCTCCAAACTCTGCGGCATCGCGCAATGTTATGTGACATCCAGCGGGATAATCGGCGGTGTAGTTTTTCGACACCTTGAGAATCACCACTTGATCGTCGTCGTCCCAAACGCCGAGCGTGGACATGCGGTCCATCACGCACTTGGCAAGGTTGTCGGCGTCTGGCTTCTTTTCATACCAACTCGGCGCGGTAGCCTTCAAATCCCCCTTGGAATTGAAATGGGACTTGGGGCGCGGCATGTGAAAGCAAAGCGTCAGGCAAACCGGCACGCTGATCTTGGGCATGGCTGGCGCTTCGGCTTTCCACGCTTCGGCGATGGCTTGTCCCCAGACCTCGGCGGGGTGCGTGTGATACTTGCCCGTCGTGGCGTTCTTCACCTTCTTGGGGGTGTAGATGGTCACGAACTTGCCACGAGATGCCGCCTTGATGCGCGGCTGTCCAGTAGGCAGGCCGGGGACGAAGATGGTAAAGGTGGGGAACATGGTTCAGGTGGTTGCCACGACGCGGGCCATGTTGATTCTGTCGAGCGCAATGCCGCACAGTTTGGCCGAGCATCCATCAAAGCTCGATGGACTCCATGTGTCGCCAAGCTTCATTGCGTTATGCACCGAATCCCAAAAGTCGTCTTCAAATTTTCTTGGGCACTCAATACGGATCATCTGTCCGTTATCCAAAATGAAATCAGTGAATATCATGGTTTTAATTCAGCGCGTTTTTTAATGTAAGCCGCGCCCCTTACTCTTGCGTTTTGTTGTTCTGCGTGAGCCGCCAATGCGGTGTTAAATTCAGAGCTTCAAGCCGTCCGCCGTCGGTTCAATCTTGGTGTTTGACGGGTCTTTGCTGTTGGGATACGGATTTGGCGTGTCGAGCCGCTTCAAATCCATGCCGAGCCACATCACCGCTTCTTGCAATTTGGTAATGGTGATACTGCGCTCCCGACTTGGCGGGAGTGATTTCACTTTCTGAATTTGCGCGTCAATGTCCCGGCGTAATTCCTTGTTGGCGATGATTTCGCCATCGCGGCTTGGGCATGTAACATTTCCTTCGTTCATTTTGGTTTTTTGGTTGTGCCTCGGCGTTGTGCTTTGGCGTGATTATTTTTGGGCAAGAAATTCAGGCCAATAATACTGGCCGCAATCGTGCATCATCTCTGCAGCTTGCTGCCGTTCCTGGCTAAACATTCCATGCCGCGCAGCGATGGCTTTGAACCACCCAAATTCGTGGTCGTGTTTCCGCATTTGAATAACCGGGCGCTGCAAATCGTCACGAACAACACCGCGTTTATCAATTTTGATGGCGATGTGGTGCATCTCGTGATCGAGCAGAGCACGCTTTTCGTTCTCATTCGCTTCGTTCCACCAATCGCCATCCAGTGAAATTTCAGTATCAGCGCGGCCCATTGCACGGTCTTTCAATGGAATCACGCGACAAATACCAAGCGCCTTGCAACCGTTCTTTGAAAGGGCGTTGCCGGTTTTTTTGCCCGAGTCGTCTTCATCGGCGAAGGCAAAGACAAAATCAATCGAGACTTTGGCGTCGAGCAATGGCTGATGGGTTTCAAACTCGCAAAGAATTTCGTTCGCTAAATCGCGGACTCTTTGCGGACATTTTTGGAATGTTGACATATTTTTGTGTGTTGATGGTTTCGGAGATTATTTGGAAATAGTCGCAAGAACCTTGGAAACTGTTTCATGCCGCTGGCCTTGGTCGCATTGAATTATCACGGCAACTTCTTGCACGGTCTGGTTGCGAAACTCATTGAGCATCCCGGTCAAGAGCGTTTCATTGTTCACGGCTGAATCCTGCGCCATCGCCGGGACGAGGCGCGCGATTTCGGCGGCGAGTAGGGTGGTTGCGCCACCATGATGTCCCAGCCTTGGCCGAGCATGTCGCGCACGTCGCCTTGGTAGTGGTTGCCGGGCTTCTCGCTCGGCAGGAGGTCACACGACCACGCATCCCATCCTAGAGCGGCGAAGGCATCACGGACAGTTCCGCTATATTCGCAAGCAACTAAAACGCGCCCTAACCACGCGCCGGAGCCAATGCCGGTTACGGCATTCAGTTCCGCTGTCGCGGTTGATGGTTGTTTGTCCGGCATGGCTCAGCTTGAAATGTTCGGCGCATACTTTTTTCGGATGGCCTGTTCGCGCTCGAATTGTTTTTCCATTACCTCGACGTGTTGCGCATATGTGCCTTCACAGACCGCCACGTTTAGGTCAGCAGCGAGACCACCGATCTCGTTCCATGCCAACTCTGCGAGCATCGCCATGCGCCGAACCAGCCCGATGGAGCGCAACACGGTTACGGGTTTCTCGTTGGCGTTTGGAACGTTCATGGCGTCTTGGTTGAGGTCATACCTTTGTCAGAATCGGGCTGCTGGTTTTGGTTTCCGTCGCACCGGCAAGCAGTTCGTCCATCTTCGCGTCCAGCGCCTTGCCCTTCGCGCCCGTCGCCGTCTTGAGCGCGGTCTTGAGCGCGGTCTTTCCAACCGTGATGCACTCGGCCACAAAAGCGCCTTGGGTGATGCCAGCGGCCAAAGCGCGATTGAACACGGTTTGCGCGTTGGTGATCTTCTCAGTCTCTCTGCCGGGCTTGATCGTCCAACCGTCAACAGACTCGCCCGCGTCCAGCCGGCGGCGAACTTCTTCGGTCGCGGTTTCCTCGGCCATCCGGACCAGCGCGAGGAATTTGCCGAGGCGTTCACTGGTCAACGCACGGACTCCGGCGGAAACATTGTCCGGCTCGCTCGGTGGTATGGTCGGAAGTGAAGCGGCGAGAAACTCCGCACACGTCGCCTTCGCGCGGCAGTATTGGCATTGAACATTACCAGGCGTCCGCTTCGCAAACTTGTCATTCGACAACACCACGCGGTCAGCCATCGAATCTTGTGCCGTAATCAGGTCGTCAACTTCATAAGTGCAGACTTCGGGATTCATCGTCGCCCACGGCTGGATGATGGCGACGTGAACCGTTCTGAAGCCAAAGTTTGATGCCACCAAAACCGCCAAGTCGCGCAACTGCAAATTGCGGGCAGATTCCGTCGCTTCGTTGCGGCCGGTTTTGTAATCCAGCACCAGCGCCACAGATCCCGCCGTATAAATCACGTCAGCCTTGCCGCTGTGCCGATACTTGCCGGTTCCAACCGTCGCCCAAAGCCGCTGCTCGCGGATGACATTGGGTTTGACGACGCCGAAAATACTATCTTCCAAGGTCGCCTCGATGATCTGGCATTTTTCCGCCGTCTCGATTTCATCAACCTCAAGGCTGCTGACAGGGATTGAGCCTTCCAGCGCGGCGTGAATCCGCGTGCCGGTCGTGGCGTCTGCCGACTTCACCCCTTCGGGAATGCCGCGCTGTGCCAGATGCCGCCCCGCGCAAAGACTATCCGCCTCGGCGCTGCTGGCGCTGGTGCATCCTTCCCGTTCGTCGGTGGTAATCACTTGGCCGCTCCTTTCGCCTTGTCGAAACGGGTCAAGACGTTCTGCCAATCGTCGTAAGCGACGGCGAGCTTGGCCGGTGCCACGGTGGCCACTTCTTCCAGCGACGACAGCGAATCATCCCAGCCGAGCGACGCGCGGGCGAAATCCAGAAATTCGCCTTCCTCGATCTGTCCGAGCTTCATCAATCCGCGAATGCCTTTCAGGTAGTTCGTGGAAGCGGGCTTGTCGGCCAACGGCGTCGGGCCGGTCATTGGCACATCATCCGCGTGCGGCGGCGACAACTGCGGGACTTCTTCGGACTCCATTTCCAGCGGTGCAACTGCGTTAAAAATTGGCCGGTTCACCACTTGCGGCGGCGTCACTTCATCCACCAAAGCAGCTTCGGCAATCTCGGCGTCGAGCGGCCATTTCTTCGATGACCGGCGCACAACCGTCTTTTTCGCCATCTCGTTGTAATCCGTCACCCACGGACCAGAGCCGGACGCCTTGCTACGCTTGCGGATGCCGTCAATCTCGTCCTTGGTCATCACTTCGCCGTCAAACTGTTCGCCGTCCTTCCAGATGCAGAACGCCGCGAACATCGCGCCCCTGGGCTGGCGATAGTTGATGACGTGCTTGAACTTCAAACCGTCGCCGTCACGGAAAAATTCAAACGTGTCGTTTTCGCAGACCACATCGGCGGCGATGTTCTGCACGCCGTTACGGCGAGCCAAAGCCACCAGCCCCTTCCAATCAAAGATGACTTGGACAATATCGCCGTAGGGAATCAGATGCGCGTTGCGGCCATCCGGCTCCAGCCCGGCCTGCGAGCAAAGCATGAGTGCTTGGAGCAAGCTTTCCGTCCGGCATTGCGCGAGCTTCGGCGTTTTCAGAATCGCCGTGCAAGCAACGCGGGCCATGCGATCGGCGGTCAGATGCTTCGGCAGCACCATCGCCATTTGCGCTTTGACGGAATCAGATTGAATCAGGGAACGGATGTCGCGCTTGGCGTCGTTCGGTTTTTGAATTGCGGTAGTCATGGTTTTGTTTTGTTGTTGGTTAATTTTTTTTGAAATTCTTGCGCCAGACGGACGGGAAATCGCTTTTGGTTTTACGCAGCCGCTTCAAATCCGCTGCCACGCCCTTGAAACAGTCCGGCGAACTGCCCGCTCCACCGGCTTGATGCCCGCCGCGCGTCATCTTGATGTTGTTCGTGTTGGTCGCCATATCAGAAAAGCCTCGCCTGTGGATCAATCGTCCAGACCGTCGCGTAAAGCCCGCTGGAATTTTTCCGGCGCGTGCCGCTCTTGAAAATCCAGCCGCGTTTTTGCATCTCAGTGAAGCGCGGGCGAATCGCCAGCACGCTACGACCCAGCCGCGTCGCGCATTCATCCGCCGTCATGTCGCCATGCAGCTTTATCGCCTCGATGCAATCACCGCGCAGCGATGCCGCGTCCTGATTCGTTGGGTAGGTGGTTTCCATATCACCAGCGCCCTTTCGGAAATTTGTTATGTTCCGCAGCCGTGGTCGGCGCGTGCGTCGGGACAATCAAATTTCCAAACCCCGCCTCGGCATTTAGCTCGGCACGGTCGCGGTTCATTGACGACGGATGGCCAGCCGAATCAGAGCTTTTCTTTTGTGAAGCGACGGAGAAGGCCGCTTCGCGGGGGTTGGAAATTGAGTTAATCACAGCGCGCCCTCCAGAATCAAAAACAGAACGCCACCCGCCAGCGTCAAGGATGACATCCAGATGACAAAGCAACCGTTGTGGTAAGTCGCGGCCCGCGTCGGCAAAAACACTTCGCCGCCTTCGGTGTTTAGGTTCGGTCGGCGCAAATCTTCGACGATGGCGCGGAGAATGAATGTCATGGATTTCATTTTGTTCCCTTGGATTTTTCTCCATCAATGATAGCGCCTGACAACACGCTCTGGACGGTGCCGCCTGACAACACGCTCTGGACGGTGCCGCCTGACTCCACGCTCTGGACGGTGCCGCCTGACCACACGCTCTGGACGGTGCCGCCTGACTCCACGCTCTGGACGGTGCCGCCTGACCACACGCTCTGGACGGTGCCGCCTGACCACACGCTCTGGACGGTGCCGCCTGACAACACGCTCTGGACGGTGCCGCCTGACTCCACGCTCTGGACGGTGCCGCCTGACCACACGCTCTGGACGGTGCCGCCTGAC